TTTAACATCATCTAGAGTTGGATTAAAACAAAAAAAAATAGATATAGATATACCAAATTTAAATAGTTTTATTCATAAAGCTTATATTAATGTTTCTAGAAAATTATATATTAATGTTTATTTATTTGAAAAAGATATATTACCTTTACAGATTCAAAAAAATAATAGAGAGCTAGAAATTATTGTAAAAGAAAGTATTTTAAATACAGTTAGAGAGAATATTCCAGTTGAAAATATATTAAGACGTTATTTAGATGAAACATTAGAAACTGATGTTCAAGTTGAAGAAACCAGAGAAATAATAGCAGATGAAGAAATGATAAAAAAACAAGCAAAAGAACTTAAAGAAAAAGAATTAGAAAAAGCTAAACAAGAGGTAAAAGAACAAATTAAACAAGAAAGCAAACAAAATTTAAGTGAAGCAATTAAAAATGCAAACAAATCATTTAATATTAATGATGAAGAAATTGTATCTAAAAAACCAGTTGAAGAAAATAGTGAAGTAAATAATCAAGAAAATATTGAAAAAGATGATATTGATCTTGATACATATCATGCAGATATAAATCCTAAATTAAATATAGCAAATAATCATGAAGATAATTTAGAATTAGATATAAAAACTTTAGATAAAAATGATCCAGATGAATTAAATTTAGAGATTTTAGATATTAAAGGAGATGATGTTTCTATGGATTTAGATATAATGGAATTAAAATAATTCGTTAATTTAAGTATAATTCATTTATAATAGTAAATTATAAATGAATCAAATATTGACTTCATCAGTTATTAGTGTAATATATTTTGTTTTAAAATTTATTGAAATGAGATTAATATTAAAAGAAAACAAACCATTAAAAGATTTATTTAAAGATACAGTTTTAGTTTTTATTGCAGCAACATTATCTTTAATAATTTTAGAACAATTTAATTTAAATGAATTAATTGGAAATATTAAATCAGCTCCATCAGTATTTGTAAGTAAACCAGATTTCTAAGATAAAACTGGTAAATTATCAATATTAAATATTGATCCTTGATTATTGATTTTCTTTTTGGGAACTAAAAATTTTTCAAAAAGAGATTTTTTTATAACATTTTCGGGCGTATGATTATGAACTGTTCTAGCAATCATTTTATATAATTTAAAATCAGGGTATCTTTCAGAACCATTATTTTTATATAAAATATTTTTATTAGCATCATCAAATACCCATTCTATCATAATTTTTTTTATAGGAGATCTTAATTTCTTAATATCATCTATATCTTCAATAAAATAATCAAATAATGAACATCCTAATCTGCATAAATCAAAACTATAATTTGGTTGTATTCTTGGTTTATCTTTATTTAAATAAGGTTCAGTATTATATTGGGTATGTGCATCACCTTCATTGGCATAACTATCACTGCAAATTATATTACTTTTATATTTGTAAATTGCTCTACCAAAGTCAATTATTTTATAAATTTTACCAAATGTAGGTATTTTATAATGTTTATTATCATATTTGTAATATAAATATTTTTTTTCAGTTGTATTATAAACTATATTATTTGTATGTAAATCATTATGAGTAAAATCATAAACTTTTTGATATGTAATTAAAGTAAAAATTATTTGAGATATAATAGATTCCCATTCATGATCATTAATTTTATTATTGATTATGTATGAATCTAAAGTATCTTCACAGCATTCTAATGCTATTGTTTGCACTGGAAATTTTAAAATATTTGCTAATATTTCTTCTTCTTCTTCTTCTTCTTCTTCTTCAGATTCATAACTACTACTATCATCTTCTTCTGAGTCTTCATTTATACTTGATTCAGTATTAGAGTATCTAGAAGAACAAGAAGATTCAGTTCCATTTTGTTCGTTAGTTTTTACTTTTTTTTTATTAATATTTTTTTCGGTTAAATTTGTTTCTATTGAGTATTCAATTTCTAAATTATGATTAGTTGTTATGCTATTAATATTTAATTTATTATCAATTAAGTTAGCTATATTTAATTCTTCATCTTCTATATTTTTATCATCAATAATAAGTGTTTTTTTATATTTTTTTGTATTGCCAAAATAATTTTTCTTATTATTATTTTCTTGAATATAAAATAATACATTATTATTTTTATGAAAAAATTCTGAATCATCTAAATATTCTAAATCGTCTTCTATATCTACAATAAAATTATTTTTTATACCTAAGAAAGAGCCATAATAATCAATACCATTTAAAAAGTCGTATTTATTTAATAATAAACTAGATAAAAAGGAAAAAAATCCATCAGTATAAGCAGAATTATTAATATCTAATGTTTTTTTGTTAATGTTTTCATTATTAACAAATTTAGGTAATTTTAAAATATTATCTTCATATTTTCCAATCATATATTTTATGGGGTCAACTAAAGGTCCATATTTGAAAAATATTTTTTTATTAATTATATTATTATTATCATCAATAATTGTTCCATTAAATTTTGAATAACCTAATTTTTCAGTTATAGAATTTAATTTGTAATTATTATTTAAATTTATAGAATTATAATTATTTTCATTTAAATTAAAAAAAATACTATAAATTGGTATATAATTTTGTAAATTATCAATATTTACTAAGTTTTCATCAGTCAATTGATTAAATAAATCTTTGTTTTTATTTTTTTTATAATTTAATTCCATTATTTAAATAATAATAAATATATTTCTTAATTCTAACGATTTTATTATTATTTTTGCGTATATTAAATAAATAAATATTTAGTAATATTTATTAAGTATGACTTTAGAATTAAAAAAATTTGAAATGAAATCTATTAGTTTTAAACCAGACGAAAATAAAGGGCCAGTTATAGTTTTAATAGGTCGTCGAGATACAGGTAAATCTTACTTAGTTAGAGATTTATTATATTATCATCAAGATATTCCTATTGGAACAGTAATTAGTGGCACTGAAGCTGGAAATGGATTTTATAGTGAACATGTTCCTAAATTATTTATTCATGAAGAATATAATTCAGCAATTATAGAAAATATATTAAAAAGACAGAGAACAGTATTAAAGCAAATAAAAAAAGAAGTAGAAGTTTATAAAAAATCCAATATTGATCCACGTGCTTTTGTTATATTAGATGATTGTTTATATGATTCTAGTTGGACTCGTGATAAAATGATGAGATTATTGTTTATGAATGGTCGTCATTGGAAAATGATGTTAATTATTACTATGCAATATCCTTTAGGTATTCCACCTAATTTAAGAACTAATATTGATTATGTATTTATTTTAAGAGAACCATATATTTCAAATAGGAAAAAAATATATGAAAATTATGCTGGTATGTTTACTACATTTGAATCATTTTCTCAAGTTATGGACCAATGTACAGAAAATTATGAATGTTTAGTGATAAATAATAATGCTAAAAGTAATAAATTAAGTGAACAGATATTTTGGTATAAAGCTGATTCTCATAAATCTTTTAAATTAGGTTCTAAAGAATTTTGGGATATATCTAAATCTATGGATTCAGACGATGAAGAAGAGGTTTATGATCCAAATTCAAGAGATAAAAAGAAAGGTCCTAAAATTAATGTTCGTAAAAGTAAGTGGTAAGTAAAAATATTAAAAAATAAATCTTAAATATAATTATTATATGTTATATACATATTTAAAAAAAACTTATGCATTAGATAGTGAGTATTTAAGTAAATATACTAATAGATTTTTAGAAAATTATAATGAACAAATGTTTAAATATACATTACGAACTAAATTATCTAATATAAACAGTATAGATGATTGTATTGAATTATTACAAATGTTTCAAAACACAGATGAAATGTGTGAAAATATAATAAATATATTTCATAAATTTCATCCAAGTGAATCTGAATTACAAATATTATCTTTAATATATCAAAAATATCATAATTATATTGATATTAGAGGTTTTGCAGCTAGCACATTATGGTTTTGTATAATACAATGGATTACTGAATTTCAAAAATTAAAAAATAATACTATTCCCACAATAAATTCTATAGGAATTGAATTAATAAATTTTAATTAAATTTTGTCTATCTTATCTAAAATACATTTCATAATTTTTATTTTATTTTGTTTATTATTATTTTCTTTATAATCATATACACAATTATGGTATTCGGGTAATTTATGTATTTTACAATATATTTTTTTACATTTACAAGGAAAATCTATTAATTTTAATTTACGATTACAATTTTCAAAAGCACAATAATTAGTATTTATATCATTATCCATATAAATAATTATTATATTTTAAATAATAATTATTTCAATTATTCTTTTTGTTTTTATAAAAATTAAGTATTTTATTGAATCAGAAATAGATAAAACTATTATTATTAATCTACATTAATTGGATCATCATTTTTTGATGGCAAAACTACTGATTCTATTTCAACATTATTAGAAGCTAATTGTTCTTTTTCTTTTTGTCTTTGTAAAATTTCTCCAATTCCATGATCATTATTTTTATCTAACACTACATTTTCACCATCAAATAATTCTTTACGTAAATCAGCAGTTGATACATCATCACTTTCTCCATCACCAAATAGTAAATTTTTACCCGGTACATCCATTCTATCAGCATTAATAAGATTACCTTCTTCATCTATAGATTGCATTAATTTATTTCCTTCTTTTTGTGCTTTAGCAATATTTTCTTCAATTGCTTTTCTTTTAGCTTCTTTTACTCTTTTGTTAAATTCGTCTTTATTTGTTTCATCATTTTCTTTCTTTTTATACATTAATTCATTTAGTTCTTTTTCTAAATATTCTACTTTACCTGTTTTATAAGCTTCAGGATGAAATGGCATCCATAAACCTACTTGTCCTACATATACATCATGATTAGGGTCATTTTCTCGTAACATTTTACATCTCATTTCAGCTTCTTCTTGAGAACCAAATGTTCCTCT